TTGAAAGCGTAGTAGTTCGTTGTGCAGCCAATTCGTTTACATCTTGTTGATAGCCGCCTTCGCTGATGACTGTACTACAAATTTGTTTCATTGTAGCGGCAGAACCGATAGTATCTGTTGCGGTAATCTCGTAACGTATCGGCAAAATAGCTGTTTTCATATACACTGAAGTCAGGCTATTAGCGTTGTGAAATTTGTGGCAGATTACGTTCTTACCATCAATTACAAAACCTACACGAACTGTGCCTACACCAAGCCACTCATAGTCAATTAAAAGAATCTGTGTTTTTGTTTCATCTAGTGTGTATCCGCTAGGACCAGTACCATCCAGTTTATCGACATTCCAGTTAGCCTGTATCACATACCGTGCGTCACTTGCACTGCCGCTTGTTGATGTACGAATTACAAAGCGTAAATCGGTTTCATTCTGTTCAAAGTACACACCATCATCAGAACCAAAGTAACCTACACGTTGGCGTAGATTAGCCTGTGATTCAGACATTGCAAAGGTAGCAAGGGTGAGCAGTGATTTTCCCGGCTGGTATGGAAATACACGTTTTGTTTGCCGTATAACTTCACCAACAGCAGTACCTACCGTCATAGAGTTACTACTTTCGTTAGGTAAATGGGCAAATGCTCCACTGCCTGTTGAACTGGTATCAAACTGTGGGTCAGCCTGAAAACGATTCTGGCTATCAAACAGAGTATAGGGTTGACTTATACGCAGTCTGCCAAACGCATCAACTGTGTGGTCAGCAAATGCAACATCATTACCAGTAGTACCAAATATTACCTTACTTGGATATGAGGTGATGGACATCTATTTTACTTTTCTATGAGGACGTACTTTTTTAGCGATTTTCTTGGGTTGTTTGGAGACTTGCTTACCAGCCTTAGTTGCTCTTCTTTTAGCAGCAGTGGTTTTTGCGTACTCTTTCTTCGATAACGCCTTGATTGCTTTTTCCGGTAGATAACGTTCTCCGGTTGCTTTGGGTCCTTGTGTGGATGGCTTTCCACTCTTGGTTCTCCACTTTTGCTCTGTCCAAGCCTTCAAACTACGTTGCGGTTTGCGAAGTGCCATTACTTGTTCCAGTCAAGGACTTTGCGGTGTAACTTCCAAAACCAGTTCCCGATGCAAGTAAAGGGCTTGCCAGCGTATAGCAAACCCCATGCAAGGTACTTAATCGAACATGCCTTTACGGCGTTGACCGAAGGTAAACTCGTAATCATCTTCGAGGTCATCCATTGCATCGAGCTTTTGATTTGCGTCAGCCCATTCTCCCAGAGCAGCGTCAAGCCGTTCGAGATTGTCTGTACAATGTTTAAAAGTGTATTCCGCATTCTTTTTCTGTGCCTCGTATTTATGTCTTAGGGCTTCTATAGCTAACTGACGCATGGGTTCTCCTCTTGACTTATTATAGAAGATAAACCTGTCTGTGTCAAATGTTTTGTATTATTAGCCACAATATCGGTAAAGTTAAACTTACAAAAAGAACGATAATTCCAATAATGAACAGATTGTAGATTAACTCATCGCGTTTCTGGGCTGCTAAGAGTTCCGCCTCTTTTTGTTTTTTTCGTAAATCCGCCTGTATTCGGATGATGTCTTGCCACGCATTTACACCGTATTGACCAACAATAAAGTTGCGAAGGTCGTTTTCCATTTGTTCGGCCTTTTTCTTGGCTGCGAACGTCTCTAGGGCTTCTTCCTCTACGGAACCAAATCTGCGCCCTTTAGCTTTACTGTGGCTGGTCTTCACGGCGTTGATGGCGTTCATCCAGCGACCCAAATCGCCTGCCATCGACTCAACTTCTTTGCCTACCTCGAATCCCTTTTTGATTGTATTGTAGGCTGTCGTCGCAATCGTAAGAGCGGTAATTGGGTCCATAGCTTCCTCATTTTGGTGTTGGTTTGCATACCGCTACTATTTTTATACGTCTATTGTCTCCTATGGGAACCGGTCGCTGGTCAGACAACCGGTCTGCAAAGTACAAGCATCTGTCAATATCCGCGAACCGCTGGGTTTGGTCGATAAGAGTTGCGCCCATGTAGACAGTAAGGACGAACTCAATCATTGGTCCTGCAACAACAACAGTTCTAGTCTTTGGATAGCCATCTTCATGTCTTGGATAGCGTCCTTGTCTGCGTGACTAACTTGCATATTGCTAACAGTGATAGTTAAGTCGTGGGTTGTTTTCAGGTTCCAACCAGCAAGGCCAATCATAATAGCCATCAAACCCGTAATGATTTGCTTTTCCATCAGTCGCGATACCCGCCACCAGCCTTCTTATAAGCTGCGGCTAACATCTGTGCTTTACGGGCTGACCACTGACCGGGTTTACCACCCTTGCCACCGGCCTTAATCTGTTCAAAAAGTCGCTTTCTCAGGGTTGGCTTAGTGTAGTTGCCAGCTTCATTAACTCGACTCTTGCTCTGCGTTTTAGGCTTCGACGGTTTGCTAGTTTTTGCAACTTTCCCGCCTTTCTTGAGTTCTTGCTTTTTCTCCACGCCGCTAAGTTTTCCGGCGTTGGCTGTTGCGTAGAAGACTTGTTCACCCCGTTTACCCCCATAGGTTCGTTTCATGCTCGACATGATTTTTTTACCTTTAGTTGTTAGGGGCATCAGAATTCCCCAGCCTTCATAGCGTCTGAAAGTTTAACGGCCCGCGAACCAACTTGTCTGGCCCACTTCGAATCCATCATCTCCATCGCGGCAATATCAAACCGACCTTCATGGATAGCGTTCCACATCTTGAGGAACTTGCACAAGCGAGGGACACCCATATTAAAAGCCATATCCATGAGGATTAATTGGCGAACAGAGTCGAGATTTTCTACGCACGGATGAACCCGACAGAGTTCGTTTTCTACGATGCGGATATCGTTGAGGGCAAGATACCGTGCATCAGCTTCGGTAATACCGTGGTCGTAGACAATACCCATGTTGGGGATGTCCATGTACTCCAGTTCTTCTTTGGTGATTCCCCGGTCTTTGAGATTGCGACCAATACCTATAGTATCGATGCCCAAGCTGTCTTCGTAAACAGTCAGGACCATACCTTCGTGTTCAATTAATTTATCTAGAAAATGTGATGTGTTGTATTTCATTTGCTAGACCGTGTTTCAGTAATACGGTGATTAGACGTTCCGGGGTGTTTGCCTTCGTGATTCATCCACACGGCGAAAGCCCCTGTCATTGCGCCAGTTACCACAGATACTAAACCAGCCTGTGCTGCACTGGGCTCTGGTAAGGACATGAACCACTCGACTACACGCCAACTCATAAGCGTCATTACGAGCATCATAAATCGTGGTAGGATTTTCCATTCTAGTATTGCCGTTGCACTCATCCGAAATACGCCTTTGGTTTGTTCCGTTTGTTTGTGTTCTTTTTGTGAACACCCGGTCTACGCTTGGGGCGAGGTTTTAGCAGCTTTGCTGTTGCAAACATCTTTGCCATTATTTTTTACCGAAGAATTTAGTTGCCGAACGAACTCCAAAAGAAGCCGCAACGATAACTCCAAGTGAGTATTGATACCATTCAGGCATTTCGTTGAGTCGTGCGAAGCCATTTGCTACCACCTCTTCCATTCCGGGAACGAAAGCTAAAATCAGGGGGATACTAAATAAGATAGTGAGCCACTCGTCTTTCCACGAGGACTGACTACCTTTAGCCATCTCCAAATCCCAATCAATCTCTCCGGTAGCTTTCTTTTGCATAACAACAGCTTCAGCTTGTGCCATAGCTACCTTCGTTGCAGACTGGGCTTTCTTTTCTTCTACTTTGCCACTCAACCAAGTGCTGGCTAAGTCGGCTACGGGTCCAATTAGTAAGTTTAACATTTCCACCTCTTACGGGCTTGCCGCAACCGACTATTAGGGTTAGCGGCTGCTTTAGGAAATTTCTTCATCTGTCCTGCAGAACGTGCACAGAATGATTTGCGACGCTTTGCATCTTTACTTCCGGGTTTTACTTTACCAGTAACAGCAGTCTTGAGTTTGCTACCGGGATTCTTTTTTCTGTATTCCGCTACGCCTTTTGCAGTCATACCTGCTCCCGACTTTGTTGGACGGAAGTTTTTCTTATTACGGGCTGGCATGTTGTCTTGTTTGCGTGGCATAGTGGGTTTACCCCCGGCAAAGGTTATTGCTTATATCATAAAACAAAAAGGATGTCAAGGGGGCAAGTTGCCCTGCCCCCCGACGGTAGATTATGTGTTGTCGTTGTATGTGACAAGCATGTTATCTTCGACGTTGTTACAGTCGCAAATAACAGCCCATACATTGACTTTTGAGTTACAAACAGCAGTTGCACTCAAGAGGTCGATGGTGTCTGCTGCAGCGTACAGATGTGGAACGTTAGTTGCCAAAGCAGCTTTTTGTCCCGCAGCAGTTTGTACAACAGCAGCAACGTAACGGTCTGGGTCAGCACCGTCGCCAAGCGACAATGTACCTGTACCAGTACCTACGGTTAGGATTTCGTATCCTGCTGACAGTACAATTGAACCTGCAGGAATTGAAAGCACCTCGATGGTGTCTGTTGCAGCAAGGGTGCTGAAGTCAGAATCTGTCAAGTCAACAACTTGACTCAGGACTTTGACATTTGGACCCTTTGCACTGTAGCCAGTAGTACCAGCGTTTGCAATTTGAAAAGGCATATCTCAGT